GGGAAAGACTTCATTTAGCAAATGAGTCTTGGGCAAAGATGGCGCACTGGACTTCATTTAAAGCAGTAACAAGAGGTAGATGGTGGATTGAGGGTGCATCATATGAGAAGGCAACTGTAGAATATGTTGATTCTTGGATGTCTCATTGGGTTAACTATGCAGCAGAAACTGTATTTGATGTCAACCTATTAATGATTGATAGACATAACGCTATTATTAATAGTGAGAATCCAGTTGTTGTCAAGAAACTAGAAGAATATGGAATTACACCACATATCTTTAATTTTAGACATCGTTACTTCTGGGATGGTGGTATTCATTGTATTACTCTAGACTTAGATAGAGAAGGTGATCGTGAGGACTACTTCCCAGAGAGGGGTTAAATACTTAAGGGATTGGGAACCCCATTAAAAGTTTCCGTGTCCTATACACGGCACACTCATGCAATCAGATAGAGATAAAAATCACATGTACGAAATGTGGGGAACAGATGAATTAATTACTGATTATGGTAATGCCATTGATCGTAAAGATCCAAGGAAAATGCTACGTGAAATAGCAAATGATGACCGCACTCCAAAAAAATGTGATGATTGTACATGCGATACTGAACTATTTGAAAACTATCCAGAATAGTGCATAAATAAACATTAGGATTATTATAAAATTTTTTTAATGCCTCTTCAAAGAGTAAGCAAAGGGTTTAAAGACATCAGTCTAAGTTTTCAGGTTAATCCTATTAACTATGATTTGATTAGTATATCCAATGAAACTGCGATTTCTCGTGCAGTGAGAAACTTGGTGTTTACAAAGAGAGGTGAGAGACCATTTGACGCTCTACTTGGATCCAGAGTGTCTTCATTACTATTTGATAATCTAGATCCTATTACTGCATCAAATATAGAACTGGAAATATCAACAGTTATTCAGAACTACGAACCTAGAGTATCATTGGTTCGCACAAAAGCGACACCAAATTATGATGCTAATGAAATTGACGTAGAAATTGTATACAATATTATCGGTGTTGATGTACCACAGCAACAATTAGAGTTCGCATTACAACCAACTAGATAAATGGTTTTAGTCAATCTTACAAGTTTAGATTTTGATCAAATAAAACAATCCATTAAGGATTATATCAGATCAAATTCAAATTTTACTGATTATGATTTTGAGGGATCAAATCTCTCTATGATCATTGATACCTTAGCGTATAATACGTATATTACTGCGTATAATACCAATATGGTAACCAATGAAGTTTTCATTGATAGCGCAACTCTAAGAGAGAATGTAGTATCTCTGGCAAGGAATATTGGATATGTTCCAGTATCAAGAACTGCACCAAAATCTGAGGTACTATTTACAGTTGATACCTCCTCATTCACATCAAATTTTCCTGTAACTGCAAAACTAAAAGCAGGGGAAGTTTGTACGTCAAATGGAACAGGATCAAATAACTTTATCTTCTCTATCCCCGAAGACATCACAGTTCCAGTAGATGAAGATGGAATTGCATCTTTTGATGATGTTATTTTATACGAAGGATCTTTTCTTAAAGAGACTTTTACCGTATCTTCCGCAAATCTAGATAGAAGATATATTTTGGGTGCTTCCGGAATTGACACTAAAACTATAAGAGTAAGAGTTAGACCAACACAGCAAAGTAATACTGTATTTGAATATAGATTATCAAGTAATTTAAATGATATTAATTCATTCCCAAGAGTTTATTTCATTCAAGAAGTTGAAGATGAAAGATATGAAATAATTTTCGGTGATGGTATATTTGGACAAAAACTAGAAGATCAAAACTTTATTGAAATCTCATATATTACAACTAATGGTGCAGACGGAAATGGGGTAACTGGATTTAATTACATTGGACAACTTGAAAGTGATACTGGAGCATCTCTGAACAGGTATGTTTCTCCAGTGATTACATCTGTGTCTGCTTATGGTGGAAGTGGTATTGAATCTGTAGAATCAATTAAGAAGTATGCACCTAGAGTATATGCATCTCAAAATAGAGCAGTAACAACTTCAGATTATGAGACTATTGTAAAGCAAATTTATCCAGAATCGGAATCAGTTTCAGCATTTGGTGGTGAGGATTTGGATCCTCCACAGTTTGGAAAAGTTTTCATTACTATAAAACCAACAAACTCCAATTTTATTGCAGATCCAATCAAGAATAATTTGAAAAGGGAGTTGAAAAAATATGGTGTTGCTGGAATTATTCCAGAATTTATCGATCTAAAGTATTTGTATCTGGAAGTATTCTCCACAGTATACTATAACGACAACCTTGTAAAGGATGCTAATACAGTTACAACGACTGTATCAGATATTATTACAGAGTACGCAAATTCAACAGAATTGAATAAGTATGGTGCAAGATTTAAGTATAGTAAATTTTTGAAGATTATTGATGATAGTCATAGATCTATCACATCGAATATAACATCTATTCAGATGAGAAGAGATTTAAGACCTGCACTAAATGCATTTGCAAACTATGAGATTTGTTTTGGTAATGCATTCCATATTAAGAATCCAAAGGAAGGATATAATATAAAAAGTAGTGGATTTAATGTGTCTGGCATTATACAGAGAGTTTATCTTGGTGATCTGCCCAATAGTGATGGTAAGAAAGGATCTCTATTTTTATTCAGATTAGACTCAGAACAACAACCAATAGTTGTTAGAAATGGAGTCGGAACCATTGATTATATAAAAGGGGAGATCTTATTATCATCATTAAATATTATATCCACAGCAAAAGTAAAAGCGGGACTACCCATAATTGAAATATCTGTGTCACCAACATCTAATGATGTTATTGGAAAACAGGATCTATATCTTCAACTAGATACATCAAAGACAGAAGTTAAGTCCGTAAATGATAGCATTGAATCCGGAGGCGATGTTTCTGGATTCTCATATCTCGTTACTTCAAGTTACTTAAACGGAACCATAGTAAGAGCATAAGATGTCAATTAGAAAGGTTAGCGTAAATCAAATAATTCAAAGTCAAATTCCAGACTTTGTTAGGGATGAGTATCCTTTATTTGTTCAGTTTATTAAGCAATATTATGTTTCCCTTGGTTCTCAAGGTAAACCTTTAGATATTGTTGAGAACTTAGATTCTTACATTGACCTTGATGTAATTTTTAGTGCTGTTGATTTTACTACATTAAGTGCAAAAATTGATAAAGTTGATGCTACAATAACTGTTTCTAGCACCGAAGGTTTCCCAACCAGTAATGGATTATTGCAAATTGACAGTGAAATTATATCTTATGAGTCTAAAGATGATACTACATTCTATGATTGTTCCCGAGGATTTAGTGGAATCACTGGATATAAAGAAAATGCTATTCAATCGGACCTAATTTTTGAGTCTACTAGTGGAGAATCTCACACCTCAGGCACAAAAGTATCAAATTTAAGTTTAATTTTTCTAAAGCAGTTTATATTTAAACTTAAGAAGCAGTTTTCTCCTGGATTTGAAGGTAGAGACTTTTTCTCTGGTCTGAACGCTAATGTCTTTGTAAAGCAATCTAGCGATTTTTACTCCGCAAAGGGTACAGATTCTGCGTTCAAAATCCTATTTAAATCAATATATGGCAAGGATGTTACTATTATCCGTCCTAGTGATTTTACAATTAGATCTTCTGATTCAGAATATAAGATTTCCGAAAAGATAGTCGTAAAAGAAATCCAAGGAGATGTTACAAAATTACAATATAAGACATTATATCAAGTAGATGATGATAATTATGATACAATTTCAGCATCAGTTGCTAATGTAGAAACTATTCCAAGGGGAAATGAAACTTATTATAGACTTAGTTTGGACTTTGATTTCAATAAAGATATTGATGTTAGAGGAAATTTAGTAAGAAGATTCGAACAGCATCCAAAAACTTATGTCACTCAAAATGTAAATAAGAATTCTGATACCTTTTCTGTAGACACGACCATTGGATTTCCAAAATCTGGAGTTTTAAGAGCAAGAAGTAATAATCAAGACGTATATATTTCATACACAGATACGTCATATACTGAATTTTATGGGTGTAGCAACGTCCCAGACATTGATGTGGGACAAGAAATCTCACTGGACACCTATTGTTTTGGTTTGGATGATGATGGATCCGAAATCAGAGTACAAGTTCTTGGTGTATTATCGGATCTTACCGTTGTTAGACCAAATAACCTCTTCAGAAAGAGAAATAGGATTAAACTGAGTTCTCTTGGAAGAGTAACTGAAGATGTAAAAACGACAAATTGGATATTTAATGTCTCAACGACTTATGATGTTGCAGAAATTACGCTTCAAGTAAGTCCTGGAGGACAATATAGAGTCATAACAACTAGTGACAACAACATTGTTGTTGGTGATAGTGTGGAATTGATTGGTTCCGACGGTGTTACCAGAGTAGGAACAGTAAATCAGAAGGCATCAAATAACACTTTAAATTTTGTTACTTCATCCTTAGTCAATTTGGGTGCTTTCTATAAGATAAGAAAGCAAGTCGCTAAGACAAAGAGTGCAATTTTTACAGAATCTACCAAATATTCTGCAAACGTACAGAATGTTTATACTGATTATGATGAAACTGTATATGTTACTTCATCATCCATCCCAAATTATAACATTCAGAGTCTAAACATCACAAATTATGAGACTATTTTTGATGTAGACATCTCAAATGTAGATGAAAAGACCACAAATGATCCAGATTCCGAGTATATTGCATATATTGATGCAGTTCAGACTATAACTGTCACTGATCACGGACTACTAACTGGTGAAGTTGTAGTTTATGCCCCCCCAACCACTACAAATTCACTTAATCTTGAGAGGGGAATTTATTTTGTCTATAAAATTGATGCAGATAAGTTTAAATTATCTAGAAGTAGAGATAATATCTATCAAATTGAGAAGGAAGTTGAGAAAGGATCGTCCGCAATTACCATTGCTAAGCAATCGGCCAAGTTTTTAATCACTTTTACGACTTCAGCAACCAATCAAGAGTTATATCCACTCAAATTTGCTGATGAAAACCTAGAAAAGACTGAATTGGAGTCACAAAGACTCGTCAGAAAGTTGGTAGAACCATCTTTTGATGAAAATGTCGTAGAAACTGAACCAGGACAAATTGGTATTCTTCAAAATGGAGTAGAAATTTGCAATTATAAGTCATCTGATGCAATTTTTTATGGAAAATTAGAAAAAATTGAAGTTTCTAAACCTGGATCTGGATATGATGTCATTGATCCACCAGATTTGATTGTTTCTGACCCTGTTGGATCTGGTGCAACTGCTACAGTTACTGTAATAGGTTCACTCGATAGAATTGAAATCGTTGATATTGGTTCTGACTTCCTTTCTGATCCTGTTATCAACATTTCTGGTGGAAATGGTACTGGAGCATCGGCAGAACCGAGTCTACAAGAGCAAATTTACAGTGAGGAGTTTGATGCTAGTTCTTCTTTAGGTGCACTTGACCTCACAGATGATGAAATTGTATTCATCAAGAATCATAAGTTCAAAACTGGCGAAAGAATTGTATATGACAACCAAACTGAGACTGTAATTGGTGGTCTTGTCAGTTTATCTGAATATTTTGTCAATGTTACTGGATCAAAGACAATAACTCTACACAATACTTTTGCAGATGCTGTTTCTGGAACTAATAAGGTTGATTTAACATCATATGGAACTGGTGTACAACTTATTACATCGATAACAAAGAAAAAATTCTTAACCTCTATCAATATAATTAATCCGGGAGATGGATATACCAATAATAAGATTGTAGTCGCTGACTCTGGAATTAAAACAGCAACAAATGTAATTTCATATGAAGATCATGGATTTGCATCCGGAGAAATTGTTGATTATATCCCAGTGAGTGGGTCTAGTATTGCTGGACTTACTACTATTAGATCTTCATACTATGTAACTGCACTTGATTTAGATAATTTTAAGTTATCCGAAATTGGTGGATCTGGAATTGGGTCAGATTTCTATTATGATACAAAACAGTATGTTGATATTACTGGTGCTTCTGGTGGAAATCACACATTTAATTATCCACCAATTAAAGTTAGTGTTACTGGTTTAGTTGGACTGTCAACAGAAACAGCACAAAACTTTAATGTTGAAGTTCAACCAAAATTTGAAGGATCAATCAAAAAAGTAAATCTAAGTGCAAATGGTGGTGACTATGGATCCAAATCCATTCTAAATTTCCAAAGACAACCAGAAATCACTTTGAGAAGTGGAACTGGAGCACAGATTGCGCCGATTGTATCTGCAAACGGAGAGATTGTTACAGTCATTATTATTTCAAAAGGTAAAGATTATACAACAACTCCCAAAATTACCATCGAAAGTGCTACTGGTCAGGGAGCAATATTAACTGCTGTCATTAAAAATAATGAACTTGATTCTGTAACTGTTGTTCGCGGAGGAAAAGGATATAAGCAAGATAATACATTCTTCACCGTAAGTGAAACTGGACAAGGTGTAATTTTTGAATCTGGAATCCAGAGATGGACTGTCAATGAAGTTGAAAGGATGATCGATTCTAAGCGAGTTGTCTCTGATGATTCTTTTCCTTCTATTTCATATTCTAGAAAATATGGGATTGAGTATTGTCACTTATATGGATCTAGAGCACTAAGATCTATCACAAAAGGAAGCAAGATTGATACTAATGGTGTTAGAATTTATAGAGATGATATCGATAATGATACTGATCCTGATACTACTAATCTGTATCACTCCCCAATACTTGGATATGCATACGACGGAAACCCAATATATGGACCATATGGTTTCTCTGGATTAAATACCCCCGGATCAGTTGTTCAACTCAAATCTGGATATGTTCTAAACCCATCTTCAGATAGACCAAGTGGATTCCCTAATGGTTTCTTTGTAGAAGATTATAAGTACGTTGCAACTAATGATGGAACTAACACATATTTGGATGAATATAATGGTAGATATTGCGTAACTCCAGAATTTCCAAATGGTACTTATGCATATTTTACGACAATAAATGATACGATCGATTCGTCCTCATTTTTCCAAGGAGCGAAGAAACCAGTATTCCCATATTTCATTGGAAATAAGTACAAGTCTGTTCCAATTGCTTTCAATTATGATGTTGATTCTGAACAATCATCTTTAGATATTACTACACTGAATGTTTTCAGAAATACTCAACCATATGGTGAGGAAGATTCTAGTTCTAGATATGATTTCTATATTAACCCTGCTCTAGTAAGAGAACAGGTGAATGAAATTAAAACAGTTCAACGTTCTGGAGTAGAAAGTTTTGATTTTACTTCTCGTGGAGATGGATATAGAGTTGGCGACTCTGTAATTTACCAAGATGAATCTGGAATTAATAAATCTTCCGCAATTATTTCTAGCGTAAAAGGAAAGACAATCTCTACAGTAACAAGTTCTGTTGAAGAGATTGAAGATGTATATTTCTTCCCTGCAGTTGAACGACAGAATACTCTAGTCGGATTGACCAGTGTTCCACATGGATTTACTACAAATGACGTTGTAGAGATTAAGGATCTTGAGAATGCAAACTCATTTATCGATAACACTTACTCTATTATAACATTAAGTAAGAGTTTAACCTTAAGAGAAAATGTTGATGCTATTGCAAATACTGGCATCGTCACATTCTTCAATATCTACAACACAGATTATCAGTATTTACTGCCCGATGATCAGTATACTATTGGTGCTGAGACTATCAGAGTATTAAATGTTGATAAAGCAAATCATAGAATCAGAGTTGAAAGGAATATTGCTAATATTTCTGGTCTCATCGATCAACATTACCCATATGATAAACTGACTGAAAAATCTAGAAAGTTTATCATTAATGTTGATAATAATAATACATTTGTTCCTGACATTACAAATTACTTTGATCCCAAGGATGCTTTAGGATTGGGTCAAACTCATGGTCCTGGAATTACCAGTACAATTTATCTCAGCAATCCTGGAGTTGGTGCAACATTCATTACTATCCCAACAAGAGCAATTTATTTGCCAAATCATGGATTAAGAACTGGTGATAAGTTAGATTATAATTCTTATGGTGGTTCTTCAATTGCTGTTGGAGTCAACTCAACTTCAAGTTTTAATTTATCAACCCTATCAGATATCTATGCAGTTAGATTCACTAGAAATACAGTAGGTATCTCCTCTAATCTAGTTGGTCTTGGGTCAGATGGTAATTATGTTGGTATTGGAACCAATGATAATAATATCCTATATCTTGCTGGTATCGGAACGGGAACTAAGCATAGATTCCTGACCGAATTCCCTTCTACTGATATTCTTCAGGCAAGTGTCATTGAAAATAAAATTACCGTTGATACAACAGATGATCATCTACTGAAAGTCGGTGACTCTATTATTCTTGATGTTGAATCTGGTATTACTACCACTTCATTCGTTTCATATAATGATGCACTTTCCAGAACACTATTTGATCCTATTACTATTGTAGCATCTGCAATTACTGTTGCTACAAATTCAATCACTTTAACTGGACATTCTCTTGTCACTGGTCAAAAAGTTGTTTATAAGGCAACAACTCCATCTACTGGATTGGAAGACAATAAAATTTATTTCGTAATTGTTAAAAACTCCAATGAAATTCAACTATCTGAAACATATTATAATTCTACCAAAGCAACCCCAACACCAGTATCCATAGGAAG